TTATCCCATATCCTTCGTTCCAACCCCTCGAATACCAAACCACGCAATTACTTCGCCTGAACTGTTGACTATTTTTATTGGCTTTACCCAGTCTGTAGTATCAAGTAAAAGTTTTCCTGGATTGCTTTTTTGTAAATTAAAATAGATTAACTGTCTACACATAAGCAAATCTTTACTGTCAAGACCACCACTTTTATCAATGTCATACTTTTGAAATTCTTCATTAGAATAAGATGACCCATTTAAAATTTCTCGTAATCTGTTATAATCACTCTCCGAATAATCATACTCTGGAACAATGTTACACCATAGCTTGTTTTTATCAATGTGCCAGCCACCAATTAAACCACTTAAAAATTCAACCGAACCATCTTGACTAATTTTTGAATTATCAGAAGTCATGGAGAATCTATTAGAATTCAAGTTAATTACATTAGCACTTGCATTTATCATTGAAATTAAAGAACCGTCATCATCTTTATCAATTTTATTTTCTAATTCACTAGATATTTCATGAATATTACCTTGAGCGTCAGCATATTTACCGTATACTTTGTCAATTATTGATTTTTCAGTCTGACTTCTCGTTGTTGATAAATCTATTTGTGTAGCTAAAACATCAGTATAATCATTTTTAATTACATAAGACATCTTATAATTGATATTTGATGTTTCTAAATAAATCTTATTATAGCCGTTATTTAGCGTGATAAAACACTCATTTAAATCTTCTATTTTTTCTTTGTCTAATTTAACTAAAGGTCCAATAGTCTCTTTTGTTATATAATTACTCAAAGTATGGTCTATATCATAATCCCATATTTCGGTTACAATTCCAAAATCATTAGGCAATTTATAATATGGTATTTTTATTTTTTCGCCAGAGGAAGAATTGTATTCATATAAAACAACACTATCAGTTTGATCGGTATTTTCTAATATGGTTGTTTCGCTTCTACTACCATCACTGTTTAACCAACTTCTAACTCTAATTCTGTAATTGTCAGTAACTAATAAATCAAAGCTACCTTGTTGAAAATCATATAAATTAAGTTTCAACCTAGTTCCACTTAGATCATTACCAATTTCAATAGCATTATATACAGTAGAATACTGAGTTCTTCTAATGATTTTTGCGTTATTATTTTCAACAACAAATTCATCATAAGTATTTTTATCTAAATAATTTAGTTTTTTAAACGGTAGTTCAATACATCTTTTATTTCCTGCTTTATCCTCGATAACTAGATTAGTATATTCATTATCACTTTTTACATTACCATATAGATTAAATGATAAAACATTACCAAGTTTTGCGTCCTCGACTGTAATATTATTAATACCAGTTATATCCTTTTTTAAAGTCAAATCTCTTTGAACTTTAGATAGTATTTCATCTGTATTTAATTTTATTTCACTAATTTTACTGTTTTGGTCGTCAATTTCCTTGGACATAATATCAACTTCACCAGTTACTTCTTGAAGTTTAATATCAAGGTTTTTTATCTTTGTTTTATTACTAATTCTAGTAACATTTGATGATACGGCTGTTTCTTTTAGAATGCTCTTGTAATTACCATAAAAGCCATTGTTGTAACTCCATTTTGGTTGAATGAATGTTCTAACACCAGCAATGTTTATAATATCGCCTGTATCGTAAGATGGGTCGCCCCAAATTTTAATATCAGCACTTTGAAAAGAAAGTCCATTTAATGCGTTATAAATGTTTTTAAACTCGTCCTCTGACATCGTAAACAAATTATCGCTACTAAGCCTAATTGTCAGTCCATCATTGGTACCATCTTCAAATTTTTGTAAGGCATTTTCATAAATAACCTTTGTAATTGTTTTTAATTGGTCTTTATCTTCAATAACGGCCATTTCACTAATTACATCATCAATGTCAATTACATCAACATCTTTGAAACTTTTAATGTATAGCTTTCCATTTCTTCCTACTTTGGCAAAGCCACCAGCTCTTTCAGATATGAAAGATAGATAATCTTTGGCCTTAATAGTATTATCATAACTATAAACCATAATGTCGCCATTTAGAAAGCTACTAGAACCAAATTCAACACCAGCTTGTTTGCACATATCTTTTACTAATTCAAATCTCGTACAAGGAATAATTTGACTAGCGTCATAATAAAAGTCAAATTTATTCATATAATCATACAATGTAAAAGTTGTATAATCGCTTGAACTGGTATTAGGGTCAACTGCTATATCATAAATCCCTATTGGTATCCACTCTTCATCAAAAAGATTCTTATTAGTTATTGATAATAATTCGTTAAGATATTTAATATCATCATTTTTATATTTTAAGAAATCATTTGAATATACATTTAAGCCATAATCTATTTTTACTTTCTTTACTTCTTCTGGCTTGCAAGGTAAGCATAAGTTATCTAGTTTCAACTCAACTTTTTGAATAATTGTACTTCCTAAAGTAAAAGTATCATTTTCAAAGCAGTTATCTTCTAACGATAAATCAACAATATAATCTTCATTTATTAATATATCATTTATATATATCTTTAACATGCTGTTAGAAGAATCAGCATATATTTGTTTTTTGTAATTATTAGAAGTCTTATACATCATTGACCTCTAACTTTTTTCTTTTGCGTAACACTAAAAGATACTTTCCAGCGTGTAGCCTCACTATTTTCGACATTATCAGTCTTTATCATTTCACACTCTCTTTTTGAACATCTAAAAGGTGCTGTTAAAATAGCTCCGCCTAAGATAGGACACTTAATTTCCAAATTCATTGGATTTTTCCAAGTCTCAGTCATTAATGCTTCGGCTTCTTTTTCAGTTAAAAAATCAAAAGTAAAAGAGGCTTTTACAAGCCCCGTTGCTATAACTTTATCAACTAAAGTTGCATTTACTTTTGAACGATAACTGTCGCAGTCAATATCTTCAATATTAGTCTTAAATGTTGACGGACTTTTTTGCAAGATTCCATCGCTTTTCCAAACCATACTAATCAACCTCCTTGATAACCGACACACCGTTTCTTTCGCTCTTTTCGTTTATATAATCAATAGCTTCATCAAAGAAGTTTCTATTCATTACATTAACTATTAATCTGCTATAAGATTGGTTATTTCCTTGCCAATTGTTTAATGTTTTCTCAAATGTATCGGTCATAATATCTTTTGGAGAAATAATTTCTGGGTTAGACCTTGAGTTAGAATACTCTGCAACCCTTACTATTTGCTCATCATAAAGTACATCTCCTGTGGCCAAACTTGGTATGCTTGGAATATTAAAGGTCTTAATTAAACCCTTAAATGGAGATATGCCTAAAAATGATATGTCTCTTACGGTCGTTAAGGCTTTATTTATCGCATTAAATGGTACTGAAATCAATTTATTAATGCCTCCAGTTAATGTATTAACAACATTCTTAAATGAGTTGAAAATACCTTCTTTAATGCCATCATAGACCTTACCGCCTTTAGAAAATACATTTTTTACATTTGTCCAAGCTTGAGTAAATGTCTCCTTAAACCAGTTAGGAATATTTATAAAAGCATTCTTTATACCCTCACAGCCTTCTCTAGCCTTATCCTTAACATTTTTAAAGAAATTTCCAACATTATCTTTAATTGGTTGGATAACCTTTTCATTAACCCAGCCAGAAGCTTCTTGCCAGATTTCTACAATTTTATTCCATACATTTGAAGCAACTTCTTTAATATCTTCAAAGTGCTTTACACATAGAATTATTATTGCAATTAAAGATCCTATGGCCAATACTGTTAAAGTAATTGGACTTGTTAAGAATCCAATAACTGCAGAAAATGCAGTTGTTACGGCCATTCCAATAATTGCTAACCCGTTATAAATTGCTATAGAGCCATTTACAAGTGCTATTGCTATTGCAACACCTTCTATAACACTCATAGCTAATTCGTTGTCAGCTATCCACTTTAGAGCATTTCCTATACCGTTTAATGTATCAACTATAACCCCGCCAGTCCAACTGGCCACAGGTTGTAAGAAATTATCCCATAACCACTCAAATAATGGTTTTACATCACTAATAGCCTGATTAACAACATCTAAGCCACCAGATAATAAATTTAAAAATGAAGGTATACCATCATTAATAGTCCATAAGCCTAGTGGTATAAGAACATTTTCATAGAACCACCCTAAACCATCAAAAATGTTTTTAGTAAATGGTAGAACGCTATTATAAAAGTCATTTAAAGAGTTAGAAACTTTTATAAAATCAACCTTTAATAATGCGTCTGCTGTTGCATTTAAAAAATCTGGAATTGTCTTACTAATAGTATAAGAGGCTATAGGTTGTAAAAAGTTTTTATAAAAGTCAACAGCTAAGCCACCAACTCCACTTCCAAAAGATTCTAAAGAATCTTTTAGATTTTTAATGCTGTTAATTAAATTACTAAAATCAATGCTATCAATTTTTTCCTTTAATTTATCTATCCAACTAGTATCAACTTCATCAACTGTTATTTTATTATTACTGCCACTACTTCCTGATGTTGTTAAGTTATTTAAGTCATCTAAGCCAGATAACTGATTATTAGAATTAGATAACTCTTTATTTTGCTTTTTTAAAGCCTTTTCATTTGCTCTAGCAACTAAATTTATACCTGTTAAAGCCTGAACAAAAGCATTTACATAACTAACAAGTGTAGAAAATAGATTTATAACCCTCTCTAATATTGGGGCAAATAAACTACCAAGTACATTCCAGCAATTTTGAATAGAATCAGATAACTGTGTATCATAACTTAAATAAGCTGATACAGATTTACCGACTAAACTAAATGCTGTTCTAACGCTTAATAAAGCTAAAGCAAATTTTTTAACACTTTTTATGCCATTAAAAAAAGACTTTGTAATATTACCACTAAAGCCTTTAGAATTATTATCTTTATTATTTTTCTTAAGTTTGTTAGTTTCATTTGCAAATATTTTAATTTTTGATAATGGATTATCAAAGTTTAGCTTATTTAGTCCTACACCAACTCTTTTAAAAGTTTGAGAGGTAAAAGAGCCAAAATTCTTAATAAGATTTTTAATTGGTTCTATTCTGCCAGATATATTCTTTTTAAGTGATTCAAAGTCTTTACCTATGTTATTACCAATTTTACCAAGTCTATTAGTTACTTTGTTAACCATATCACTAGCACCGTTGGCAATATCTCTAAACTTCATTAGTAAAGAGTCTCCATAATCACCATTTAGGTTATTTTTTATAACTTGACGCATATCAGAAAGAATAGGAATAGTATCTATAGCATTTTCGCGTAATAATCTAATTGAATCACTTACGGATAGAATCGAATATGGGTCTATATTATCTAAGCTCATTCGGCCCGCAACATCTTTTAACTCTTTTATGGTTAATTTAGCTTTTTCAACTTCTTTTTTATATTGACTAATTTTAGAAGCCATTTCACCAAAGTTTTTTCCACTTTCTTTAACCACTTGCTTTATTTGTTGTTTTGCTTCTTGAACTGGGGCAATACTTGACTTAACACAGCTTTTAACTTCATTAGTTATAGCCTGAATATTTTTCATGGCGTCTGTAACATTAGCCTTGATTATAATATTCAGTTCCTCTATAGTCATCAGTTATCACCTTCTTTCTTAGCGTGCAACTCTCGACTTAGTTCTACCATTAGGTTATCTAGTTCTTCTCCTTCACTGGCCTTACGATTGTATGCGTCCATCATTTCTAATTCTTTTTTGAATAAATCTCTGTATATATCTTTTATTAAGTTTACATTTTTAGGTTTTTTAGCTGATATACTGCTTCCAATAAGTTTGTTACCCAAATTTTCAGCTAATTGTATTTGATTTTTAAAATTGTATTCTTGTTGATATATTTGAGATTCTACAAATGTTTTAGCATTTTCATAAGTACAGTTCCAGAATTCATTTGGAGTTAAACCAAAACGATAAGCTAATGGTTCTAATTTATAAATTAAATCAATGTAATCTAAGCTCTGTAGCCCGCAAATTCCTCGACCGCGAAGTCTTTCATTGCTCCTTCTACGGCCGTATTCACTATGCCATTGATGTCGAAGCCTACTAGAGGATTGTTCTTTTCTTTCTCCAACTCCGTTTTCGACATCTTCTTTCCGAAAAAACTGCTATCATTTATTTCATCAGCAAGCATAGAATAAATTGCTAAATAATCTGTGCTATTTTCTTTAACATAAGCCTCCATTAAATCATAAAGCTTACCATAATCATTATTAAGCGATTTTCTTGTTTCATCATTAGCTAATGTCATTAATACATCAGCTAAAAATTCAAAATCAACGGCATTAAATGCCTTAAAAAATGCCTCTCTTAAATTATTAACTTTAAACTTTTTATTAAGTGCTACTATATTTTTCATAGTGGCCGTAAAAGTGTATTCCTTTTCTTCATCATTAATTTTTACTCTTAATGTCATTTTTAACCTCTTTCTTTTTTACATTTTTTTCTTTTACTTCTTTAAAATTGGGATTTTTATCAAAATACTTGATATGCTCATCACAAATAGCATACCAAGTATCTCCCGTAACAATATTTTTATATTTTTTCATTATGCTGTAGGTAATCCTAAAGTTTCTTTTATTGAAGATGTACGATATAAAGTTAAATTATCTTTAATCATATCTTCTTTTGTATAACCATTATCGGTTAAGGCACAAGAAGCTTCAAATGACTTACATAAAGGTTTTTCACCTTCACCGCAAGTAGTTTCTGGATACAATACAAACCAATGTACAATCTTTTTGCTATCAGCCAATTTCTTTAATGAAGTATGCTGACTACTTATATATAGAACTGGAATAACTGGCTGTGAAGCCTTTTTACTTCCTTGCTCTGAATATTCTTCTGGCATATCAACTGTTTGATATGCAATAGCTTCTGGAGCCTCTTCTAATTGTGGAATTTCTTCCGTATATAATACTTGCGTTAAATCAGATTCTGTTGGTACTGCTTTATCGCTATAATAAATTTTTGTTAATAAACCAACTTTTGGTCTCATTTTTAATTCACTCTCCTTTTAGTTTGATTTTTCAAAACTGTTTGTTAAGGCATTATATAATACCTCATAGGTTCCACCATATCTTTGACACTTTGTAATTTCATCATAGTAATCTATAGGCGAACCAATTTTTCTAAAATTATATTCCCATAATTTTTGGTCGATTTTATCAGATAAAACGATACTTTGCATTTTAGATTTAGTCCAAGCCTCGCAAGTAATTGAAAAACGGGTTAAGATAGGAAATCTATCATAAATCTTTTCGTCAATTCTTATTGGAGCTTGAGCTACTATACAAGGAAATATGGCATTTCCGTTTGGATTTTCTGTTACAACCTCAACTTTTAATTCATCTAAAAGTGTAATAATAAACTTATAAAAATCTTCTGTTGTTAGATATTTCACTTTGCTACCTCTCTAAATAATTTAGATATTTGCATATTTATATAGCCGACACTTTCTTTTCTAGTCATCTGTGCTGTTGGCCTCATAAAAGGATAAGGTCTTGTAGCAAACATAACATAGAAATATGTACCAGTCTTCTCGCTATAAACAAGCGGGTTATTTAGTGGCCGTGGAGCTTTTTCTTTTGGTAGTAACCAATACGCGTAATTACTATCAATAAAAGTCTTAGTCGTACCAATATGGGGTAATTGTGCATAGGTTCCAGTACCAAACTCTAAAAATGAAGCATAAGAAAAGATGTCCTTGTTAGTTTTTACTTGACCTGTAATCTTTCCAGATTCAAAATCAAGTATTTCAACAACGAACATCTTATCGTCTTTCATACCTCTTTTATTTCTTATGGCGGTATCTTTAACATTGTTTAATGCGAAATTGACACCTTTATTGGTGGCTTCTGGCAATCCAGAAATTATCTTATCCATTTTCTTGTAAAAACTATCAAAACTACTTTTTTCAAATTCTACTGATATCATTTACTCACCATTATTAGTTTTAGTAACATAAACAGTTGACCTTCCCACTCTTGTCTTACTTGAAATTATATAATCTGGATTATCTATAGTTTCCATGCCTTCTAGCATTATTGTTTTACTATCAAATAAAATAATTTCATCATTGTAACGAATACCATCTATTGTATCACAAGAAATACCATAGCCTTTTTCTATAGCTAAATCTAAATCAGTATAAAGTTTTTTAGATTCATAATCTATTTCACCAGCACCGTTCCTATCTAGTTCGCTTAGATTTTGTTGTATGCTTAAATAAGCAGTACCCTCATAAATCCATTTTGTTGTGTACTCACCATAGTTTTTTATTTTGACTGGTTTATAGATTAATACTTGGCTTAAATTTCTTACTCTCACTTTATAACTCGTAAGTGTCTAGTATCTTTAACAAGTTTATCTTCTATATCAACATAGCTTGCTGTTAGGCCACCCTCACTAGAACTAGAACTTCCTTCATTTCCTCGCCTTATGTAAGCCGATATGACCGCTGTTTTTATATAGGGAAATAATTTTTTATCATTTATTTTTCTGTTTGTATTATCAGCAACAATATCCGAATAATCAGAAATATAATTTTCTATGATTTTATCGTCGCCTTTTTTATAATTTATACCTAAGTAGGCAATAATTTCTTCCTTCATTATATGCCTTTCAATTCTACTTTTATTCTGTTGGAACTAGAGCTAATAGTTCGTCTTTTTTCATATCTTCGTTGGCTTCCTCAATACCTTTTTCTTTTAAGTAAGCCACTAACTCTTTCTTAGTGTAATCTTTAATAGTTTTTTCTCCTGCTGTTTTGCCTACAACTTCAAATTCATCATTAGCTTCTAATTGTTTCTTTACCCATTCATTTTGGGGTGTTAAAATTACTTTTGTTTTTTTACTTCTAAAACTTACTAATTCCATAATTTAATTCCTCTTTTCTTATCATTTTATTAGCTAGATTTTTTTACAAATACTAGGTCTGGTGTACAACATTTAGTACCCATATCAATGAACATACCAAATCCGATAGCTTTTGATAATCCAATTTGAGCTGGATTATATATAACAGGGTGTTTTGGTTGAGCTACAGCTCCATCAATAAATACGACAAAATCAATATTAGCTGGTAAATTTACTGTACTGAATACATCGACACCGTGGAACATACCTGCTTCACCGATTGAAGTATCAATATTTGAGTTAGATGTAGTATCTAAATAATTTCTAAATTTATTGTAGTATGCTGTACTAAATGCTACTTTAATTAAGTTTAGAGGTACACCATTTACAAAATCATTTTTCACACTTTGTAATGTAGTGATTGCTTCACTTACGATTTCATTTACAGCTGTTCCAGTTGCCGTGAATACTGTACCTTCATCGCACATTTCTTTGAAGAACTTAACATCATCATCAATACTAATTACCATTTGATGATTAGCTGTTCTTTTTTCAATTAAACCTTTTACACCATACATTTGAATATCTTTTTCTTCAACTTCTTCAATGTATTCAACATCATCATCAATTTGTACTACTACATTTTGAGCTTGAATTTTTTGACCAGCTCCACCTTTTCTTGCTGTTCCGTATTTTTTACCTTTTACATTTGCAAATCTTTTTGCTTCACAACTACCACTTGTTGGATCACCACTTAAATCTTTATTTGAATATAACCCAGACACCGTCTTAGTTGAAATATTATTTATAACCTTTCCGTATTCTTCAGCTAATTTATCTTTAGCCTCTTGACCTAATAATTCAATGCTTAACGCACCTAATCTACTTGTATCCATTAAAAATCACTCCTTTTCTTTCTAAAATACTATTGGGATACTATTTTTAGTTACATTGTTGTTATTATTAACAACAGTCTTTGGAGTTGTTTCTTTTAATCTCTTATTAACTTCATTTTCAACAGCACTATCAAAAATTTTTTTTATATTTTTAATAGTAGGCTCTACTTGTTCAGCCTTAATGTTTCTAAAATCAATAAGAGTTAATAAAGAAACATCTACCTGTGTTTCAGGATTATTAGCCATTTTTATTGCTTCTTCTTTTAATTCATAAGCATTTAACTTAGCCTCGGCTTCTTCCTGTTTTTTACGAGCTTGTTCTAACTCGTATGCTGTTCTTTCATCTTCTTTCATCTTAGCTAATTTTTCAGCTTCACTTTGTTTAGCTAATGCTTCAGCCTCCCATTTAGCCTTTGCGGTTTCTAAAGATTTTTGAACTCTTCTATCAAATTCACTTTGATAGCTTGATTCTTTTAACATTTCGTCAAAAGTTTTTGGCGTTTCAACACCGTTTGTTGGATTAGTTGCTATTGGATTGCTTCCGTTATTAGCAACAGTTCCATTTTGATTATTTGTGTCCATCTTTATTCCTCCTTTAGCCCCAGACCATTTACTTTTTAAGTCCCCAGTCCATTGCCTATCCACAAACTTTTCGCTTGTTTTACCTACAAACGAAAAAAGGCATTAAAAAAAGAAATGTGGCCAGCATTTCTCTTAATAATCAAATTATCAATTAATTGGTGTATGCTAGAAGAATCGAACTTCTATCACGACTAAATCGTGTCTTACCATTGAATAAGCATACAAAAAAGGAGCACCTTACTTGGCACTCTCATAATAAATTTTGTCATATATTTTTTGAAGAATTACACCTTTTTCTTGTAATTCGTAATCGTCATCATAATACTTTAACAATTCGTCATCAATACACAATAACAATTCATCAACATTGTTAAATTTATCAACATCTATTTTATAATTTTTCTTTAATGTTTCTTTTATTTCTTCATTTATTTTCACTTGTTAACACTCCTTGGGTTAGTTTGAATTAACACACCTTCTTTATTATAGGAAATAATTGCATTATTGCCTATTATCCTATAACTACCATTATAAGAAGGCACTATATTATCACTGTTTTCTAAAATATCTTTAATAGTTTCAAGAGCAACACCACTTCGCTTTTGCTCGATACTTCCGATTATTCTATCTATAAAATGATAAGATAACTTCTTCACTATTGTATTATCCTTTAATTTTATTCCTAACAGTTCCTTATTTGCTTCAATTTTTAGTTTAATATAATCTTCTACATCTACTAATGGTGTTAATAATCCTTGTTCTATAGCAAAATATCTATGTTTAACTACATTATAATTATTTTTAAGGTAATTCCACTCACTGACATTATTGTACTTTATTTCTAAGTATATCTCAATAGTTCCAATTCTTTTAGCACCATAATACAATTTATAACGCGTATATTGGTCTTTATCATATTTACTAATGTTTTTAATCTTGCTTCTAATATCGTTAGCTATATCAATACTTAATTGGTATGTAATTGTGCTATGACAATAATGGAAATGATGTACTATAGGAGGTAAATTAATACCAGATTGTAGACCATTTACACTAATTCTTACTAGTTCTAAATCCTTTGAAGTTTCGCCCATGTATCTATCAAATGTATTCTTACTATTAATGCTAAATAAATAATTATTCATGTTTTTACACATCAGAGTTACATTAGGACATAAATCCGAAATAAATCTGCATTTCTTCGTACCAGTATCTTTCCCAGCCTTTAAAAAGCATTTATTTCCTACTTCTCTAACTTGTAAATCTAAACTTCCGCTTATCTTTTCATTATCAATACACAAATACCTATTAAGTTGCTTTCTAAATATATTTTGAAATAAATAACTATCAACATTAGGTTTAACATTTTGCTGTAGTTGTATAATTGCTTGTCTTTTAACCTCTTGGGAATTGGTAAGAGCTAAAGCTTCAATATATGTTGTCCACTTATCGCCTTTTATATTAGGAAGACACAATAAAGACCATATAAACTCCCAAGTTAAATTCCACTTTTTCTTTTTAGATGGTTTTATTTCATTAATCGCTTGCTTATACAAGTCTTGTCCAATATCGTTAAACAAATACTTTTCATATTCATATAATTTATTTCTTTCTTCTATGAATGCTCCCCATAGTAATATTTCTAATAGTTCGTTATATGTAATTATTCTTTTTGATAATAAGTTATTCACCTTATATTCAAAATACCCAGTTAGTAATCCTTTATCTCTCCACTCTTCCGCTTTACGATATAGTTTTTGGCGTTTTGATAAAGATATAGGCTTATCTAAATCATTAAAATTAATATCCATGTCATTAAATATATTTTGTATTTCATCTTGTGTCTTCTTGTTTAATTTAACACTTTCGGATAAATGTTCTCTAAGTTTTTCATTAGTATGATTCCAACGGTTGCTAAGGATAGTCTCATTATCCACTTATATCACCTACTTTTCTTTTATATCTGTAGCTTGATTATCATTATCTTGATTTTTTAAATTAATGGAGTCTTGATTATTCTTATTTTGAAATGATTCTATTTGCTGTTGATTAAATTCTAAGTTCTCTTGAGACTGTTTTTTCATTTTTTCTAATTCACTGGAAGCGTCTAGCTCATCAGGAAGTAAATTAATAACGGTTTCATCACATACTGTACCTTTCAAAGATAAAGCTCTTTCAGTCTCTGACTTCTTGTCAGTAGGCATATTTCTTTGGAGTTTGATTTTCAAATTTCTAAAATCATAATTTGTATTTTTCTTTAGGTTTATCCTGTTAGTAAAAGCTTCCCACATTGCTAATAATTCCTTTTTGACGGCCTTATCTAAATAAGTTATTGATTGTTCTAATGGGAAAAACTTTTTTTCTAGTGCAGAACTATTATCGGCATTAGTAAATCCTAAGTCATTAACATTAGGACAATTACTAAGCATAAATATTAGATCTACTAAAGTTTTCTTATAGTTTTGTAATGCACTATCATTAATATTTTTTTCTACCCATTTCATGTCGCCACCTTCGCCAGCATAAAAAACGCGTGATTGTAAAATTGCTTCATCTTCTTTTACTCGTTTTTGGTTTATTATCCATACTATCTCGCCATTTTCATCATACACAATCTCATTAACTTCATCAGTTAAAACATTACCATTAGAATCTTTCAACTTGTTACCAGCCTCATCAACTAATTCAATAGTTTTTAGTTCTCTCTTTTCAATTAAACTATCTTCTCTAGGCTCATAACCTGTTATCATTAGCTTTGCGTCGTCATTATACTGAAAAGTATTTTTAGTATTATCCATTACTCTTTCATAAGCACAAATATTAGGCTTAGATAATTCAAAGCATGCTAAACCATAAGGATTCTCTATTGCAATACATGGAACACAACCCCAACTTATATTTTCTCGTTTTTCTTCTTCTTCTCTAAAATCCTTTTCTCCAACTTTGCTATTCTTAAAATAATATTTATGTTCTTCCGTTGTTAAAACAACTATCTCATTTTTGTTTCCTTCCGCGTCAGTTTCAACCCAAGTTCTTAAAAAGCCTATCTTGTTTAACGGAGTAGAATAATCATATATTGCTATAGATTGTCTTGCGTCCACATTTGCATATACTATTTCATTATCTTGATTTTCATACCAAATACCATATCCAGCTGATAAATCATTGTAGCTTTGAATTAAATTGTAATAAAAAAAGGAATCATCATTGTAATTCCTTATATAATCGATAAACATTTGATATTCTTTTCTGTCATTTTCCTTAGAGCTAAAAACCTTATTAAATAGTTTAGTAAGTATTGATTGTTTTTCTTTAGTTGGCATTTCTTCTACTTGATAAATAGGTGATTTTCCACCCATATAGCCATTTATCATATTTGAGATAGCAAACTCAAATGCTTCTTTCATCTTATCATCACTTTCCGCTACTAAATCGGAAGGTTTTGATTTTCTAATTTTCATTTCATACAGTTTTTTTCGCTTATCCCATTCTGGTTTTGCGTCTTGTAATATATTATAAATATTTTCTGGTTTAATTATATAATCTATATTATATTGTAACATAATTCTTCCTTTCTTGTTTTATATTGGTTTAATATTTCCAAATGACGGCTCTCTCTTGCCAACTGTCATATCATAAATTCCAGCTAAGACATCTGGAGCGTCATCATGTGCATTTTTACCTTTCTTTTGATACTGTGTAACTTGTTTATAAAATTCTTTCCACCTGTTTGCCCAATTAAATGGAAAGTGTATATTTTCCATAACCCAGTAACTAGACGATAATATTCTTGACTGCTTATTTGAGTTTTGAGTAAATGGCTTAATAACGCACCTATTTGATTTATACTTTTCTTTTAATATTCTCTTAACATTTCTTGCAAAACCTCTACCACCATTGTTGGACTCGATATAGGCTAAATTAACATTATTTCTAAGCAAAATATTGGCACACTCTTCTTCTGTTATTTCCATGCCTTCATCGGTAAATAGCACATCTAAAACATAAGGCATTTTATCTAACAAGCCATAAACAACACAGCATAGATAATCACTACCAGTATCTGCTGTATCAACATAGGCATAAATAGTTCCAAAATTCGGACTTATATCATAAGTTTTTAAGTTTTTATATAGTTTTCCTTTTTCATCAATACATATCTGATTATAATTAGCTTCTACTATTTCTTTATCCATTTCTTGAGTTTTAAACTTAAAATCTTCTTTGCTTAAAATTTCTTCGCACAACATAGAGCCATCATCTTGAACAGCTTTATAGTTAATGTGAATAACATCATCTTTGTACTTATTTAGTATTACACCAGCTAAATCTTTAGCAGCCCATCTTGTCATAACGATTATAATTTTGAATCCTGTTTCTGTTCTAGAAAGCATGGTATTAACAAACCAATCTTTGTGTTCCTCTAACAATTCCTCGTTATATGCCTCATCTGCAGACTTTATTAAGTCATCTATAATCATTAAATTACAACCGAATCCCGTTGCTGTACCCTTGGGTGATGTTGCTAAATAATTGGCTTCTTCGTTTCCTTCTAAAGCCCACTTTTTCATTGAAGCTTCGCCATACTTTATTTTCACATTAGGAAATATTTTACCAAATATTCCATCATCTTCTTGTATAGCATTTCTTACTGATTTTGCAAAAGTTCCTGATAATGTTTCATTATAACTTCCTGTCATTATCTTATAATGAATACTTCTTCCCAAACACCATTGAACAAATAATGTAAGAGTTCTACTTTTTCCATGCCTTGGTGGTATATTAATCACTATTACTTTTTTAGGAGATAATAAAAAGTCTTGTAACGCATTACAAAACTCTTTTAAATACTTTCTATCTTCTTTATAAAAATCAGGTGCTTTTAGTTTGCAATATTCCCAAAAGCTACGCCTAGCCAACTCATATCTTGCTTGTTCTCTTACATATTCAGGTATCATTAAGTATCACCAGCTAACCTTCTCAGTTGCTCATCAGTAAGTTTAGAATAAGCATTATCAATACTTCCCTTTACATTTATATTTTGCTGATAGCTATTATCCATCTTATTTAATGTATCAATGGCTTTTATTTTAGTTGTTAAATCTGCTTCTCTTTCTCCATCATGTTGCTCACCATCACTCCAATATGTATACTTCTCTTTTATTTCACCTTTAACTATCTTTGTTAACCATTGCATACGATCTTTAGCGTCCATTATGGTCGTGCTTTCTAATTGCTTAACTAATTCATTATACCTACCCCTAATCTCCCCTTTATGAAACAATTCACTAGCCTTCTTATCTATTGTTGTATCTTTCATATTCTTAGCATTATATGAGCTTTTATAGGCCTCTCTTTGACTCATGCCTTTTACTAAATTTTGAACGAATAATTCTTGTTTTGGTGTTAACATAAATTTCACCTCCTAACATCAAAAAAGAGAACTATCGCTAGTCCTCATAACAGTTAATCTTAATTATAAATATTTCATTTTACCATATTATAACATATATATTTTAGTTGTCTATACAGCACTTTTTTAGCTATTTTTCAATTCTATTACCATGCTCATCTGTTTCGATATAATCGATGATAATTTCATCACCATATTCATCTTCTGTACATTCCAATTCTTTACTGTGTGATGTATTTAAAATTACACAAGGAATGCCTTGCCCAAAAAAACTATAAAATCCCTTTTCGACTTGGTCTAAATCTCCTATTGTTCCACAAATGTTATGTGAATTTCTAATGAATATGTTTAAATCATCATCTAGATTAGCTAATAATTCTTTTAATCTCTTTACTTTCATAATTATAATTCATCTATGAACGCGTCTGGGAAAATATATACCTTTAATTTATCTATTAAATCTTTCTTATTAGTGCTAATTGTTCCTGTAGAACAATGTAGAGTTTCGGCTATATCTTCAATAGTCATTTTTCTAAAATAGTAATATGGAATTATTACATAATATTTTTCACTACTTATTTTTGCTAAAGCATTTTTAACTAGTCTTATTTCAGACTTTGCCTTAGCCGATATTTGCTTTAACTCGCTAATTCTTGTTTCTAATGTTTCTTCGCCATAAGTATATGTACTGCCCTGTTCTTTTAAAACAAGCGTATTGGACTTTGATTTTGGTGTAGGTATACTTTTAGCCTCTTCTTCTAATTGCTTAACCTCACTATCAATTAACCTTACCGCTTCTGGCAAAACATTTAAGCAATATAATAATTTTTCTGTGCTTTTATAAGCTGACTTTTTATTATGATTTTTTAATAGATTTTTTGATTTTAGTTCCTTTAAAACCTCATTAATTACATTTTTTTTAACATTTTCTTCAAACTGATTCATAGATACCTTCCTTATTCCTTTAAATTTTTTCTAACTATTTTAAATCAATATTATCTTTGATTTTTAACATCTTAGTCCTCCATAGGCACCCAAGCTGGACAGTCGCCTATTTGTGCTTGAAAATACCTTGCTAATTCATCATGACCAATTTCAAATAAATGCTGGCAAGTGTTTCTATACAAATCTTTTAACTTTTCATTGTTATTTTCAAGCTTTCTCACATACTCAAATAGTTCTTCATCAACTTTAAAAACTTTATTTTTATCAGTCTTTATATAAAATTCCATATTAATCTAACCCCAATTCTTCGAGTGTATATTCTCTACCAAATTTCATATTTTTATACATTGTTCCGTATTTAAAAACAGGAAGACGAATACCATCAGTACCACTATCTATTTCAATATTAATATACACATCGCCATTGCAACTACAATTCTCATTAGTTAGCTCAATACAAGCAATTCTATTCTTAAATGGTTTAATTATGGAACTTAGATATCTTTTTTCATTTTTTTCTAATATTTCCTGTTCTAGCATATCAGGACTCCAAAGATTTTCTTTGTGATCAATATTTAGCAAATATCCCGATTTATTAGCAGAAATAACCTTACATCTTTTCCCTTTATATTTATCCATTTCTTTTGTAAACTTAATGCTAACATTTTTACTACAATATATTTCTCCAGGTAGTAGATTCTTTCTAATTTTAACTTTATCTCCTATTTCGAACATTGTTTCCATATATTATTTTCTCCCTTTTTTATCATTACTCATTACAAAACTTTTTTTCTATAACTTCTTTTAGATAATCAAATGCGTTATCATCATCTTCTTTTACTTCTTCCTTATAATAGCAATCATAAGCATTCTTTATCCAGTTTAACGCTCTCATAGATTGTTCGTCATCTTTTAATAGCTCAAATAACATACTCAATTGAGTTCTGTGAGTATTTTTATCTAAATCACTATATTTATTTACAAAATAATAAGCATCATATTCATTTAATAAATCATCAACAGCATTTATATAATCTTCTTTTTTATATTTCATTTTAAACGCTCTCCAATCTCATATTAAATTGTATTTTACAACCTTCAGTATACATTAGTCCATTAGCCACAGAATCTTCTATAGGGTACATCTTAGTTTTCAAAATATCCAAATAATTAATGTTATCTAATATATGAAGTTCTTTTAAATGATTAGACAACCTCTCTAAAAAGAATACAACATCAATATTTGACAAATAGAAGGCAGAATCACTTATAAAAGTATCCTTCTTAAATACAATACATTCTACTACAAGCAGTACCTCTTCATTGCGATAATCATGTATCTTCTCCTGTACATTTTTAAATTCTATTATTGTTTCGGCAATGTCTTTCATATTAAATAATCCTTTCTACACTTAATATTTTTAATACATAATACTTTTTATTAGGTTCTGCACCCCATTCTTCCTTTCCATAACCAATGCTGACTTCAACTTCACATCTAATGCTAGGACTATTCTTAGAATAACCATTTCTAAAAATAACATTAAATCTTGGTCTTAACGCATTTTCATTAAACTCTAATGAATGGTAATAAAGGTCAGCAAATCTTGATTCGTAGTAATCGCTAATTTCTCTATATTCTTCTTTTTTATTGCCAGATAAAATCATGTCAAACCATTTTTTCTTAATTGGTAATGTCAACATTATTTATCCTTCCCTTCTAACTCGTTCATTTTATCTAAATAATAATCAGTTATTTCTTTTCTCTTTTCAGCATAGAAATATTCTACTGGATAATCTCCATGACATAAATCACTAGTTATTATTCTTTCTATATATCCTTTTGCTCTTTTATTATCTGTTTCTATACAATCTCTCAACTTATTCCAATTATCTTTTAGCTGTTTATTTTTTTGTTCTAATTGCTTTATATAATCATCATCTATCATTGTTCTATTATATGTTTTAGGAAATAAATCTTTTGATATATAATTTATATCTTCACTCTTTTTTGTCATTCTGACTCTCCTTCTTTATATACTATCTCTAATATTCTTTGCTTTAATTCTTTATTTTCTAGCCAAGTATCTTGAATCGTTGAAATCCAACCGCAATGGACGGCTTGAATTGAGCCATCAGGGCGATGAAATTTTTGAGCGTCCCAACCTTTGTATAATTTCACTCCAAAGTCAGTCTTGCCATTTGCTATGCTATATCTTAATACATCACTTACGATAATAATAAAATCTATCTTTTGATTAATTAGATGCCTTATGAATTCTCGTACTTGGCTAAAAGGCGGATTAGTAATTACTAAATCATATTTGCTATAATCAATATTTCGCCATTCCTTATCATCACATTTAACATTGTAATAGCAGTCCTTTAAATACTTATAAATATTGCTGTTTTTGTCATCACAGGGACATATGATTTTCTTATTCCTTAAGTCGTATTTGTGAAGCTCCCTAACACAGTCTTTATACATTGTGAAGAATTCATCATCTAGTGTTTTTCTCCTACAGGTTTTTAATTGTTGTGGCATTTTGACACTCCTGTTTTTTTAATAAAGACCGCTGTTTTCTTTCCTCATAATGTATCATATGTGATATTTTGCTATCAAAATTAGTACAAGCTCGACACTTCGTTCTAAATCTTGTATGTTCTTTATTAGCCCATGCCCAATATTTCGGTATTAGTGGTTTAGTTTCTCCACAGGCATAACACCAGCGTTTTTTTTCTGTTTCCATATTAAACCTCATTTCCCCAACAATCCCATCCAGCCACTGGCTGTCTTGCAAATAGTTCTATTCTAGGCATATCTCCAACTAATTCAATGATTTTATTTCTGACTAGATCTGGTTTTTTAGAATGTTCCTGCAATGGTGAAAACACTAGCTGTGATACACTATTGCTTATCCTTTTTGGCTTGCCTTTAACGGCTATTAAACAACATTCTGAATTACCACGGGTCCAACGGCCTAATCCAAAAAAGTAACCATTTCCGCTCTTATTTTGTTTAATCCATTGAAATCCAATTGTTTTATATTTAAAACCCCATTCTTGTATAAGTTTTAACCCTTCTTGTAACATTGGATATGTCACCCATAAAAATAATATACTATCCTTAGCTGCCAAATTTTTAATAGGTAAATTACATATATCATTAAGATTCATTGTGCTATAGTGAGATTCGCAATTACCATTACATTTTTTATCTTTATAACTCCATGGTGGATCAGCATAAATAATATTGTATTTTTTATCAGTTTTTATAATATCGACTACTGGCATTTTTTATTTCTCCTTTCTATCTGTATCTTTTGTAATTTTTAACGCACACATTATAAATAAAATATCGAATGCTGCAAGAACTATGGCCAATATTAATGCAATAATTTTAATCACTGTTAATTACCTCTAATCTTTTTAAAATCTCAACTTTAAATCTATCTCGTTCACTTGTAATAGGAATTCCTCTACAGATTTCTAAGAGCCTACCGTAGCCTGCTAATAATAGATTTTCTGGCTCAATACAAAGCAGATAAATATATTTTCCTTGTCTTTCATAAACGACTTTTATTTGACCATAAATAGCCTTAAATGTAGAATCTGTAAAGATGTCAATCTTGTTTATTCCTCTTTTTACTTTTCTTATCTTAGTAGCACCGATACTGAACATCAAGTCCTTGTAACTTCTCATGCAGTAATGTTTAAGGCTTCTTAACTCCTTGTCAAATAATGGTGTTGTTTGTATCAATGTAGTATCAATAGTTGAATCACTCATTTTTTAAAAGCCCTCTCTTTTCCAATAGATTTATGATTGTTTACTTTATTAAAATCAATTATATTTCTTTTTCTTTCAGAAAGGAAATATTTAATTATCAGGACTTCAATAATAAACATAATTAAGATTTCAAAAAGTTTTACATACAAGTCAAGATTCTTCATAATTAAATTCTTCCTTCATATAATTTCTAACTGGGCTACGACTTGTTACACTACCTTTGATTTTCATTGCTTGTGGTTTAACAGGTCTACCTGATCCTAGCTTTTTTAAAGTATAACTATGCGATAACTTATCTTCTAGTTGTTCTACCTTTAATTTTAAATTATCAACTTCACTCTTTAATTCATTTTTTTCAGATATTAACAGTTTCTTCTGAGTAATAAGATTGTTATTTTCTGTTGATAACTTGCTGTTTTTTAACTCTAAATCAGATAATTTAATCAGAGCATAATGATAATCTTTTTTATAAGATAATTTCATCTCTTTCTATCCCTTTCTATTTCTTCTCTTAAGATGTAAGCAATAACATTTAATATAGTTCCTACAACTATCAAGATTATAGATAATATTACATTAATCATTTAATTCACCAGTCCTTTAAAGGTTGATAAAATCTCATTTCTATCTTTTATTGCCTTATAGCCTTTGCTACTAGAAGCAATATAAATATCAGTATCTCGATTTATAAAATTAATATTATTTACTATAACTAAATTTTTTAATTGCTTTTCATCTATCCTAATACCACCCTGATTTAACTCACTGACACAATCTTTAGCTTTCTTCCAATCTGTCAGATCTATCAATTCGTATATCATTATTTTTTCTCCAATTACTTTCTAAAGTAGTATCAATATCTAATTCTTGAGCTTCGTTAATTAATTCATTAATCAATATCCACATTTCTTTAGAATCATAACTACTACTTCCGTAATAAACGACTACTTCTTCATACGAATCATTAAAGCAACCTGTTCTTTCTGCTAACCAACCAAGACCCCGTAATTGCCAATTAGTTATAAATTTGCTTACTGCTTCATTTTTAATAGATACTATTTCAAATGTACCAACTCTTTTAATTAAATCTTTATAAACATCTTCCTTAGTATTTCCGACTACATCAGCAATCTTTTTACATAAATACCAAAGTGTAGAATTAGCCTTATTGCCTCTTTTTAAGCGATAAGGCTTTAATTCATACATTCTCTTTTGATTTAAATTTGGTAACTCTTTTAAAATTTCTTCTGGTGTACCAATCACTACTTAACTCCTAATAATGCTAGTAAGGCTACCACGATAGATAATATTAGACCAAGCACAATTATGAATGCTGAAATCGTCAAGGGAACCCATATCGGCGCTAACACCAATATCCAATTCCAAGTAATGATACCAGTTAATTTAAGTATTATAAATAATAAACATAATCCTAATAAATCAAGATTAATCTTTATCTTCATATTTTTTACCTTTCTATAATTGCTCTTCTTGAGTAACTCTTTTATAGATATCTCTCATATCTTCTTTTAAATCGTCGATTTTATCTCTTAAATTATCAATTTCACCTAATAGATCATCTATGATGATACTAATATCATCTGAATTAACTAAGCCATTTTCGCTTTTATAATTAGTTTTTGTTATATTTTCTACTTTCTCAAGTATGTTTTTATCGAACTCAATATAAATCATAATTATTCCCTTCTTATTTTTCTTTGTGCTTATGCATAAATACATATAATGATGTATTAGACATATTCTTAAATAGCCAATTTGCTGTATCTTCTCTACTCATGTGAGTATTTTTAACTCTTTCTTCATACTCAATGCTCAAGGCTCTTTCATGCAATTCCTCATCGCTTAAGTAATTAGCCTCAACAAAGTAATAGTCATAATCTTTAGCCTCTACATCATCTAAAGTACAAGTATCTGTAGCATAGAACACTTTATAACCATTTATTTCTATCTTATAACCACATTGTTGTACATCATGATGAAGTTTAACTGGTTGAATCTTTAACGCTTCAGAATAGATGTACACACTATCAAAATCATATATATCAATGTTTTTAATATTAACTCCACAGTCGATCAAATCTTGAACTAACCACTCACAACACCCGAATCTTAATGTTGGTCTTTCTTTAGCCAGCATTTTAATTGTTGATTTTTTAAAATGATCTCCATGAATGTGCGTTAACAACACTAGTTGTAATTTATCAACATATTTTTCTATCTTTTTGTAAGATAATCCGCAGTCGAGAAGAAGTATATCTTCTACGACTGTAGCATTACCATCGGATCCAGTATTAACTATTGAGTAAGTCATCTATTCTTACCTGCTTAATTTCATCATTTTCACTTTCTAAAGATACCGTTTCAGGTTTATCTGAATAAGGATTTTGACTTTCTGAAATATTATCCTTCGAAATCTCAATTTCTGAGTTTTTATTAATTTCGGTAATATTTGCTTCTGCAATATTTGATTGAGTATCAGGTAAATCAACATTCATTTCTTCAGCTTCATACATACCACTTAAATCTTCAACAAACGCTTCTCTCAATGCTCTTACTTTTGCTACTTTTTCTACCATAGTAGCAGGCTGTTTAGTCCAGTTAGAATTAGGTTTGCCATCGCTTTTCTTTTGCATCGTTTCTTCTAGAGATACACTACAGTAAATGGGATATTTCCAATCTTTTCTATAAACTTCAGCCCAACCACCTACAAGTGTTTCATTAGGCAATTTGAATGTTCCCTTTCTTTCTATGATGTTTCCACCAATGTCGGTTACTATAACACCTGATTTAATACCATCATAATTTTTATTTAAAACTGCTCTTTTTAAAATAGCATCTTTACCAACAACAATGCTTGCTGGTTGACTACTTGAGTATTTTATTAAATAAGCTTCTCTTAAAAACGGATTTAACTTTCTAACTTTACATAACTCAGTAAATAGCTTGAACTCTTGCATAGTTATTTGAGCTGATGTGCCAACCAAATATTCTTGTACTATGGCAGGTGTTAATTTTATTTGCTGACCGTCTATTTCATAAGAAACTATAACTTCTTTTCTTTGCAATTCTTGTTTGTTATTCATAATCATATCCTCCGTCTTTTCTCTTAGTTAAAAAAACTTGTTTAAATTTATAATTCTTAGTTTTTAAATATATTACTAATTCTTTTAATTCATCTTCGGTAGCTTCAAAGTCAATAATTAAATGTTTTGGCTCAGCCTGTACTCTTTTAGGAGCATATAGGCCTCCTCCATTAAAATTAACTTTCGTTTTTGGGGCCTGATTAACTTCCTGAGCTCTAGTTTGTTCTTCTTTTTTCTTTTGAAGTTCCTCCAATTCTTTATGACGATTATTTACTAGTGTAATAGCGCTGTTTAAGTCCTTTGACTTCTTATATTCAATAAGAATTTCATCACTATTGCTTAAGGTTTTTATAGTTGCTAAATCGCTAGCTAATTTATCTAAATACTCTTTTGAACGCTCTTTTAACTTCTTTTCAGTTGTTGATAAATCAACACTTATATTTGCGTCTTCAAATTTAACAAAATCAATATTTAAACTTAATCTATACTCGTCAAAGTATTTGACTATTTTTTTCTTTTTGTCATCTTTTAAGCCGCTTTCTACATCATTGATTTTTTTCGTTAACTCTTTATTAGCAGAGTCAAATTTATCCTTTAAGTATTTGTCATATACTTTTTCAAATTCATCGTACGGCTCTAGAATCTTTTGCTTTACTTGCTTTCTTTGTTTTTCTAACTCATCTTTTTCTTTGTTTAACGATGCTCTTACATCTTTTACATCTTTTATGGTTTCTTCATTACAAACCAATGCAAGAGCATTTTTAACTTTTTCGTCTATTTCAAGACTTAGTTTTTTTAAATTTTCTTCAATAATGGGTAATTGTTTAACTACAATTAACTCATCTTTATTATTTTCTTTCATTTTGACCTTCCTTTTCTTGTTTTAACTCAAAAAATTTAATTGTATTTTCTATGATATCTTTTGAATACTTTAATTTTCTTACTGCATAATCAGGATTAATATAATCTTCTCTAGCATAAACTTCTAGAACTTCTGATATTGGTAATATACTATCTGCCAAGTCTTTTAAAAACGCACTTTCTCGACTACCTTCTGCGTAATATTCATCGTAGATTTTCATATAGTTATCTACAAGGCTATTTAAAATTCTAGTCATACTGCTTTTTGTTAATTCTCTTAATTCATCATCATTCATTGTTTGACACTCCTTTTATTAATTCTTCTAATTCATTTTGTTCTTCTAAAGTTGCTTCATTTCGTTTTATTTCAGTCTTAAACCATTTAGGTTCTGAACTTGTTTTAGAACTTACCCTGTACTCATTTTTCCAGCATTGTTCCTTAAACCAATTTCCACCTTGTTTAACATATCTAGCTTCAATATTGTAAGATTTAATATGATCAATATATCCTTTTAAACCATTTTTTATTTCTTCGTAAGAAGTGCCGCCATTGCGAGCAGTTAAGTAACTTTCTTTGGCATAAGTCTCTCCGACCTTATTTGGATAAATGTTCCAAAGTTTGTCAAACTCGGTTTCAAATAATCGTTCTTCCGTTTTCGCTTTCTCCGATTCTTCATTTTTTTCGACAGGCACCGCATTAGATCTATTCTCTTCTATACTAATCTTATCTATACTATTCTCTTCTATACTATGTATACAGTTTGTATACAAATTGTATACACCGCTATTATCAAGGTGTAATTGCTTTAATTCCTGCTGATAAATTGTAGGTTTAGTTCTATCATTTTGTAGATAGTTATTCATCTTCCAGTGCCGTATAACAATAACGCCATTCTCAAATGGAATAACATATCCTTTTGTAATTAAAATCTTTAAGTCATCTTCTTTAGCTCCTGTAAATAGTAATATTTTTTTACAGTTTCCTATAAACCCATCATCATCTGCTCTCATACCTAAATCATAGTAAAGCAGCCTTGCTGACATTGGCATTTCCAAAAAATTATCTGTATCTATTACATTCAAGCTAAACATTCTTTTCGTTGCCATGATTAATCTTCCATTAGACTTTCAAAATAATCACTTAAACTAATTCCAGCTAATAGAATAAATAAATGAGTAACAAGACCATAAGTTGTAAATGATACGCTATAGCCTGTAAATAAAGGTTGTATAGCAATTTTAAATACATCTGTTCCTATTGTGATTAAGCACACAATTAATGCTATTAATAATAACCAATTCCCCCACTTAATCTTTCTTTTCATAAGAACTCCTTTTTTTATTTGAAATATTTTTTGTTTTGTGGTATAGTCATATCAAGAAAACTTTTGTGTGGCGTTTTCTTTTTTTGTTTCTATACCATAAATTCTTTTAAAGAAATAATCTTTTTGAATACGGCCTCTAAAAGTTAATGCCTTTGGATTTTCTTTTTTAAAATCTCTTATTAATTTTCGTAAGATTTCATAAGCTTTACTTTTACTGTATCCTGTTATTTCCATAATATCTTTGTAAGTTAGCATAAAACCCTCCTTGTACTAGTTGACGCTATTGATTTTAGCCTTTTTATTCTTTAACTGGATATAAATTGAGTAGATTAGATTAAAACTTTTAACCTTTTGTAGCAATTTATTTTCTTTGCGTTTTCGCAAGTACGCGATTAAAAAAAATATACAAATTTATATTATAAGGTTTTAATAATTCTTCTAATTTATTAATATCCATACCATTAATACCTGTTTCATATCGGCTTATTGTACTCGTAGCAATACCAGTTTTTCTTGCTAAATCTTCTTGCAAATCATTATTTTCAATTCTAATGATTTTTAATTCATTAGCAACTGCTTTAATAAAACTTTCTTTCATACTATCCTCCTTACATTTTGATTATAATATGCGTTTTCGCAAATGTCAATAAAAATATTGCGTTTTCGCAAAACAATGCTATAATTAACTTGAAGGGAGAATTTGTATGAATTATTTTTCAAAAAATCTTAAATATTTAAGAAAAGAAAATAATATATCTAGAAGTGAACTCGCAAGCAAGTTGAAAATAAATCAATCAACAATTTCTAGATGGGAAAATGATAATATGGGAGCTACCATTGATAATGCTTATGATGTTTCACAATTTTTCAATGTTTCAATTGCTGATTTAATAGGTAAAGATTTAAGCACTATTCAAAAACAATCTGAAGTTAAGAATGGTTTTAAAAAGATATTAATAGAAAATGGATTTTTAAGCAAAGATGAAAACATTACTGAAGAAGAAGCTAAAAAACTTATTGATTTCGCCTTGGCAAATAAGGATTACTTAATTAAAAATAATAAAAATAAAGATCG